ATTACTGTTTGCGTCAACTTGGTGCTCCAGTGTTGGAAATCAACGTGGATGATGATCAAATTGATGATCTGGTTGATGATACCATTCAATATTTTAATGAGCGTCATTATGACGGTGTTGAGAAAATGTTTCTCAAGTACGAAATTTCTCAAGATGATATTGACAGGGGGCAAGGAGTAACTGTAGCAGGTGGAGATGAAGTAAACGGTAAAACTGGTGTTGGTATTGTAACTACAACAGCAACTTCTACTGGAATCGCTGCAACTACTTTCAATTTCTACGAAAACTCCAATTTTATACAAGTTCCAGACTCTGTGATTGGAGTAGAAAGACTTTTTAAATTTGATACTAGTTCAATCTCTGGTGGGATGTTCAGTATCAAATATCAACTGTTCTTGAATGATCTTTACTATTTCAATTCAGTTGAATTATTACAATATTCAATGGTCAAATCATATCTTGAGGATATTGATCATTTATTGACGACAGATAAACAAATTAGATTTAACAAAAGACAAGATAGATTATATTTGGACCTTGACTGGGGATCTCAAACCGCAGGTAATTTTATTGTGATTGAGTGCTATAGGGCACTTGATCCTGCATCATTCACTCAAATTTATAACGATAGTTTTGTAAAGAGATATCTAACAGCACTGATTAAGCGTCAGTGGGGAAGGAATCTTAGTAAGTTTAGAGGTGTAAAACTTCCTGGTGGTATTGAACTGAATGGTGGTGAAATCTTACAACAAGCAGAACAAGAATTATCAGAGATCAAATCTCGTATGTCAATGGAATATGAACTTCCACCCCTCGATTTTGTTGGATAATGGCACTTAATCCTTTTTTCTTACAAGGGACTGCATCTGAACAAAGATTAGTCCAAGATCTGATAAATGAGCACCTTAAGTTTCATGGTGTTGAAGTTACATATATTCCTAGAAAATATGTAAATAGAAAAACTATTATTGAAGAAGTTCAGTCATCTGCATTTGATGATAATTTTGCTATTGAAGCGTATGTAAATACTTTTGATGGATATGGCGGTGCTGGTGATATTCTAACAAAATTTGGTGTCAGTGTAAGAGATGAACTAATAATAACCATTTCAAAAGAGAGATTTGAGGATTTCATTGCACCATTTATGTCAGGTCAGGATGATGGAACTGATGATTCCATTATGCCAACACCTACAAGACCTAGGGAAGGAGATCTTGTTTATTTTCCATTAGGTCAAAGAATTTTTGAAGTCAAATTTGTTGAGCATGAAGATCCATTCTTTCAACTAGGAAAAAACTATGTTTATCAACTCAAGTGTGAACTCTTTGAATATGAAGACGAAGTAATTGATACTACAATTCCTGAAATTGATCTCCAAATTCAGGACGAAGGATATATCACAACTCTTCAACTAGTTGGTGTTGGTAGAACTGCAACTGCATCTTCAATTATTCAGGGAACAGTAAACAGTGGATATGTTAGAGAAATCTTCTTGGACAATGATGGTAGTGGATATACTTCCGTACCAATAATTGGTATTACAAGTTCACCTACTGGACAAGTTGGTGATAATGCAACTGCTGTTGGATTCTTAACAACAAGAGGTGGTATAACTTCTATTGAAAAATTACTCTTGACAAATGCTGGTGCTGGATATACAACAGCACCAACGATCACCTTTACTGGTGGTGGTGGAACTGGTGCTGCTGCAACTTGTTCAATTGAAACAACAGGTCAAGGTGTCATAAGATTCGTAATGACTGATAATGGTGTTGGATATAGCACAGTTCCTACTGTTACAGTTCAAGCACCAACTTCCAGTGGAATCTCAACCACTGCTGTAGGTATTGCATCTCTTGGAAAAGATACTGCTGGAGACAATGTTATCAAAGCGATTTATATTCAGGATCCAGGAAGAGGATATACATCCGCACCAACGGTTACTATTTCAGACCCAGAAACATTAACTGGTCTTGGTACGTATCTGTTTAATGAAACTATTATTGGATCAAGATCTCAACTTGAGGCAAGAGTTAAAGAATGGGATCATGCTAATAAAGTTCTTAAAATTTCTAACGTTGGTATTGGAGCAACTCAACCAGGATTCTTCCCTGGAGAAAATATCATTGGAAAAACATCTGGAGCGTCCTATCCAGTATCAACATATACACAGGACGATGTTTATGATAAATACACAGAAAATGATGAGTTTGAAACCCTCGGAGATGATCTCTTAGACTTCAGCGAATCAAATCCATTTGGTACATATTAATGCTAGGAAATTACTACTATCACGAAATAATGAGAAAAACGATTATATCGTTTGGAACATTATTCAATGATATTCACATTCGTCATTCGGACTCAACAGGAAATGGTATAAGCGATATAAAAGTTCCTCTTGCCTATGGACCAGTACAAAAGTTCTTAGCAAAGATTACTCAACAACCAGATCTGAATAAGGCAGTTCAAATCAATATGCCAAGAATGTCATTTGAAATGACATCTATTCAATATGATTCTACAAGAAAGTCAAGTTTAGTACAAACATTCAAAACTTGTGAAGATGGAAGCAAGGCGAAGAAAGTCTTTATGCCTGTTCCATATAATATTGGATTTGAATTAAATATTCTTTCAAAATTAAATGATGATTCCTTACAAATCATTGAACAAATACTTCCATACTTTCAACCACACTTTAATCTTACAGTAGATTTGGTTGACTCTATCGGAGAGAAAAGAGATATTCCAATCATTTTAGAATCAATTGGATTCCAAGATGATTATGAAGGTTCATTTGATACTAGAAGGGCACTAATTCACACACTTCAGTTTACAGCAAAAACATATCTGTTCGGTCCAATTGCAGATAGCAGTGATGGACTTATTCGTAAGGTACAGGTTGATATGTATGCCGATACAAATACTAAGACGGCGAAGAGAGAGGTTAGATATACAGTCACACCAACTTCTAAGATAGATAGAAATAATGATGGCGTTATTGATGCAGTAGATCACGCACTACTACAACCTGGAGATAACTTTGGATTTGATGAGGACATTCAGTTCTTCTCAGACAGTAAAGATTACTCGCCATCTAGACAAACTGACATTTAATAAAAATGAAAGATAGTTATGAGTCTATTGACAACGCACTTGAAATTGAAAGTAGCATTGTTGAATCAAAACCAATGAAACCTGCTCCACCAAAGCAGGATAAAAATGATATAACGAAAGATTATGAATATACTCGCGCAAACTTGTATTCTTTGATAGAAAAGGGGCAAGAAGCAATTAATGGCATCATGGAACTTGCGGGAGAAAGTGCAAGTCCTAGAGCATATGAAGTTGCAGGACAACTTATAAAGAGTGTTGCAGATACCACTGATAAGTTAGCAGATCTTCAGAAAAAATTAAAAGACTTAGAAGAAGATACAGCACAGAAGACTCCAAGTAGCGTTACAAATAATGCTTTGTTTGTTGGATCTACGACTGAACTTTCAAAACTGTTGAAACAAGGTTTTCTAAATAATAATGATGCATCAAGTAAATGATGGCAAAATCTTGCAAAAAAGGTTATTACTATTGCTTCACTGATAAAAAGTGCAAGCGAATTCCTAAGGGTTGGCACGTAATGCCTTCTACTGGACGTTTGATGCGTGATAGTGAACATAATGATGAGAGCAAGGACGAAACTGAGGGTACGAAAAAGAATGGCAACGGAAATGGTTCAAATGGCAATGGAAATGGGAATGGGGGGTCTAATGGGGGCTCTAATGGCGGAGGAGTATCAGAGGCGTGGAGCGCAAAGTATAAAAAGTCCATCGATTGTGATAATCCAAAAGGATTCTCTCAGAAAGCCCACTGTAGGGGTAGAGAAGTAAATGAAGCAAAGAATGGTGATCATGAAGTTGCAATGGCACAAAGTCAGTTAAAAAAATCTGAGGAAAATATCAAAAAACTCAGAAAAGCATTGGGCAAGAAGGAAAAAGATCTTCCTGCATGGATGCAAGCAAAGATTACTGATACTGCACACGACACTGACGCTGCTGCTGGTTATGTAGATAAAATGGATGAGCAGATGACTCAGCAAGATAAAGCTGAATATATGGCGCAACGATTACTTAATAAGGCAAAAGGTGTTGCTGCTCAATATGATGCTGCTAAGAAAAAAGCAGAGAACGTGAAGACTACATCTGGCAGTGTAACCGTTCGTGAAGGCACTTTACACAAATGGTTCAAAGGATCCAAGTCTAAGGATGGTAAAGGTGGATGGGTGAATGTCACAACAGGCGGAACCTGTGCTAGTGATGAACCAGGTGAAGGTGTACCAAAGTGTGTGTCTCGTTCTAAATATGAGAGTATGACCCCTGCAGAAAGAAAATCTGCATCCAGAAGAAAGAAAAAGGCAGACGCAGGACAACAATCAAAAACAGGTGCTGCAAAACCAACTTACGTTGCAACCGACAAACCAAAAAAGAAAATGAAAGAATCTTATTCAGACTGGAGACAAGACTTTGAACAACTAGATGAAATTGCTCCTGCAATTGCAA